ATTTGAAAACAAGCACAGCCGTTCATACGGTTGAATATACTGCATAATTATGGCGAAACCGAAAGGAGGTCTTACAAAGTGGTTTAAAGAGAAATGGGTAGATATTTCTCGACCAAAAAAAGGCGGTGGGTATATGCCCTGTGGCCGCAAAAAAGCTTCGAGTAAGAAGTACCCAAAATGTGTACCAGCTTCAAAAGCAGCTCGTATGACTCCAGCCCAAAGAAAGTCAGCAATTTCGAGAAAGAGAAAAGCAGGTAACCCAGGGGGTAGGCCGACTATGGTGAAAACTTTCACAAAGTCGAAGAGGAGAATGAAGCGTGGCGGCAAGAAGAGGTAAAAAACGAGATCCTCGTTTAAAAAGAGCAGGAGTATCGGGGTTTAATAAGCCAAAGCGAACTCCGAGTCATCCGAAAAAGTCACATATTGTTGTGGCAAAAGTTGGGACAAAAGTAAAAACAATTCGCTTTGGACAACAAGGTGTAAGTGGTTCACCAAAGAAAAAGGGCGAGAGCGCAGCATATGCAGCTCGACGCCGTTCTTTCAAGGCTCGTCATGCAAAGAATATTGCAAAGGGCAAGATGTCCGCAGCATACTGGGCAGATAAGGTGAAGTGGTGATGAGCGAAGAAGAAATTAAAAAGTCGTCAGTATATCATCCTGCCGATAGTAATGGAGATGGAAGCGTTGACCCAGAAGAACATGCAATGTACATGGAGTTTAAAAGAAAAGAACTCGAAGATGCTGATGCAATGCGAGATGCTCAAAGAAATATGGCATGGTTCTCTCTTGCTGGTATGTTGTTCTATCCCGCCATGGTTGTTACTACTGATATTGTTGAACTCGACAACGCTGCAAAAATTTTAGGAGATATGGCACCTACATATTTTGTTGCAGTTGCAGGCCTAGTAGCGGCCTTTTTTGGCGCACAGGCATGGAGCAAGGGTAAGTAATGGAATTTTTGTTTGAGCTTGCTGTAACTTTTTGGCAGTGGACAATTGTAATTACTCTTATTCTTATTGGATTTATAGCAAGTATTTTTGACGGCCAAGGAGAAAACAGAGTAGGTTTTATGTATAATGAAATGCCCCATATGAAGCCTCTTCCAATTGAAACAAAAGACAAAGGGTTCTGGAAAGCAATCTGGATGTGGCTTTTAGGAGTTCGTCAATGGGAAATTTGTGACGATTTTCATTTTACACTAGGAGTAGATGAATATGTTATTCCGAAAGGTTTTCAATTTGATGGAGCATCAGTACCTAAGTTTCTTGCAATGTGGCTCTCACCTACTGGAGTACTTCTCATGGGTGGCCTTGTTCACGATTATGGGTATAAGTACGGAACTTTAAAAAAGAAAGATGGTACAACTATAGGAAAGAAGGATCAAAAATGGATGGATAAACTTTTTCGAGATATTTGTATCGAAGTAAATGGATTTAAACTTCTAAACTATTTAGCTTACTGGGGATTGCGCCTGGGAGGTTTTGTAGCGTGGAACAAACATCGAAAAAACGATTAAGAAGGTAATATGGCGGTAGAAATTAGTAGAAGAGACTTGGTCTCTGAGCAAATTGTCGATTTTCAATCTGAGACGAGGTTTCTCAAACTTCCAGTAGACCCTTATTTGGAACTACTCGGCGTAACACCTCTTCCGTCTCAAATGGCGATCATAAATGCGATAAACAACAATAAGTATCGTTTTGTCACAGCAGCAATTTCAAGAAGACAGGGCAAAACGTATATCGCAAATATAATTGGGCAGCTAGTATCCTTAGTGCCTGGTTCACACATTTTAATTATGTCACCGAACTATGCCTTGTCTCAGATTTCTTTCGACTTACAACGACAACTTATTAAGCATTTTGACTTAGAAGTTGCAAAAGATAATGCGAAAGATAAAGTAATTGAACTGACGAATGGGTCTACAATAAGAATGGGGTCTGTTAATCAGGTCGATTCCTGTGTAGGCAGAAGCTATGACCTAATCATATTCGACGAAGCAGCCCTAGCTGACGGAAAAGAAGCTTTTAATGTAGCTCTGCGTCCGACCTTGGACAAAGATAACTCAAAAGCACTGTTTATTTCTACTCCTCGAGGTAAAAATAACTGGTTTGCAGAGTTTTTTAATAGAGGTTTTACTGATGAATTCCCAGAATGGGCATCGATACGCGCAACTTATAGGGATAATCCTCGAATGTCTGAAACAGATATTTCGGAAGCTAGAAAAAGTATGTCCGAAGCTGAATTTAAGCAAGAATACGAAGCGGATTTTAATACCTACGAAGGACAAATTTGGAACTTTAATCACGAAAAGTGTATCGAGAACCTGGAGGAGCTCGACACCTCGAAGATGGATATATTTTCAGGCCTTGATGTGGGGTATCGGGATCCCACCGCTTTTTGTGTACTTGGATACGATTGGGACTCGGAAAAATACTACTTATTAGATGAGTATTTAGATGCTGAAAAAACAACAGAACAACATGCTGCAGAAATTCGAAGATTGGTGGAAAAGTGGAATATTGACTATATCTACATTGACTCAGCGGCTCAGCAAACTCGGTTTGATTTTGCTCAAAATTATGATATATCCACCATTAATGCCAAAAAGTCTGTTTTGGACGGCATCGCTCATGTGGCTGGTATTGTTGACAATGATAATCTTATCGTAGACCAAAGGTGCAAGGAAAGTTTGTCTTGCTTAGACCAATATCAATGGGATCCGAATCCAAATTTAGCAAGAGAAAAGCCAAAACATAATATGGCTTCTCACATGGCAGATGCATTACGATATGCAATGTATTCATTTGAAACGTCAACTTCAGGATTTTGATAGGACCAGAGAAAAATAGTAGTTGACAATTTAGTTCCCCCACGATATAATTTCGTTAATAAAAAGTAGTAGATTCAAAGATGACAGAGCTAAAACGAGATCCCGTAAAGTATATTCGGGATAAGGCAAAAGCAAGATACGAAAAAGGAACAGAGTGCTATATCTGTGGAGCTGATGCTGAACTCGACTTTCATCACTACTATAGCTTGAGTCCTCTTCTTCAAAAGTGGGTCAAAGAAAAAGGCTACCACATGGAGGATATAAGAGACTTTCGAGATGAGTTTATAAACGAGCATATTGAAGAACTGTACGATTACACTGTTACTCTATGCCATGCACATCACTTGAAATTACATTCAATTTATGGTCGTAACCCAACATTACACTCAGCCCCAAAACAGAAACGCTGGGTAGAAATACAAAGAGGAAAGCATGGCTTGGTATAACTTTTGGCAGCAGAAAGAGAATGTGGAGGAGAAGTTAAATCCTGCGCAACCTCACTATGACCATAAAGTAGAGTCATCGCGAGAGCGGCATGTAAATTATGAGCGTGCATATGAAGACCTCGAAGTTGTAAATCGAGGCGTAAACATGATTGTTGACGACTGTGCAGAAATTGATGCAAAAGTCGGTGGTCAACTAAATACAACAAGTGTTGTAAAGAATATTAAAAGATCGCGTGTTAATCTTCTACTGAATAAAGAACCAAATCTTTTTCAAGATATTAGCACATTTCGTCGTAATCTAATTACAGACTATTTGTTAGACGGAAACATATTTATTTACTTTGATGGCGTACACCTATACCACCTGCCGGCAAGTAAAATGCATATTCATGCAAGTGAGACAACTTATATTGATAAGTTTACTTACAATGAAACAATTAACTATTCTCCTAACGAGATTATTCATATAAAAGAAAATTCTTTTTACTCTATTTACCGAGGAGTATCAAGACTAAAGCCCGCGCTTCGTACAATGGTACTGATGAGAAATATGCGGGATTTTCAAGACAATTTCTTTAAAAATGGAGCGGTTCCAGGTCTCGTATTGAAATCCCCAAACACTCTTTCAGAAAAAATCAAAGAGCGAATGATTCAATCTTGGACTGCGCGCTACCGTCCTGATGCAGGGGGTCGTAGACCTCTTATTCTTGATGGCGGCATTGAAATTGATAGCGTATCGAATGTAAACTTTAAAGAGTTAGACTTTCAATCCGCAATTACAGAAAATGAAAAAATTATTTTGAAGGCACTTGGTATTCCCCCGATTCTTCTTGACTCAGGAAACAATGCGAACCTTCGACCTAATATGAGACTTTACTATTTGGAAACTATAATGCCAATAGTAAGAAAGATAAATTTTGCTTTAGAGAGATTTTTTGGATTTGAGATCATTGAGGATGCAACTAATATCCCTGCCCTTCAGCCAGAGCTGAGAGATCAAGCACAGTATTACTCTGCTTTAGTAAACACAGGAATCATTAGCCCTAATGAAGCTCGACAAGCAATTAATTTCGACCCCATCGAAGGATTTGACGACCTCCGAGTTCCCGCAAATATTGCAGGAAGCGCGGTAAATCCAGATGAGGGAGGGCGCCCAGAAGAAGGAGAAACTGATGGCTAGAGCACGCGCAAGAATGGCAGTATTGCAAGATATTGCAATGCATATGCTTGAAGTAGGTCATGTAATGACTAGACATGATTGGGAGCAAGATACAAAAGCTCCAGTTCGAATTGGATTAATTTTTAATCTTTTTGGTAATTGGCCTCGGATGATAGGCATTCTTGAAAATGAGATGCCAGATGCTTGGAAGCAAATTAATGCACCAAAGGAAGCTCCGAAGCCTAAAATAGACCCAAAGCCAAAAGCAGCTCCTAAAAAGGATCCGCTTGAATCTTTGAGCAAGCCTGCTTCGGCAGCAGCTAAAGTGAGTAAAGATGATGAATAAAGTCTTTAATCTTACCTCCACCTTTAAAGCTCTTCATGAAGATGATGACGGAGGCGTACACATCTGCGGTATGGCAAGTACGCATGATGAGGATCGTGCAAATGATGTTATTATGGCAGAAGCTTGGACAAAAGGTGGACTTCGTAATTTTGAAAAGAACCCTATTATTCTTTTTAATCATGATTACAATAAACCAATTGGTCGAGCTACAGGTCTTAAAGTTACCGACAATGGGTTAGAGCTTAAAGCAAAAATTAGTAAGTCAGCGCCAGATTCTGTGGCGCAGTTAGTAAAAGAAGGCATTCTTGGAGCTTTTTCTGTTGGTTTCCGAGTCAAGGATGCTGATTATATTTCGGAAACCGACGGACTAAAGATTAAGGATGCTGAGTTGTTTGAAGTATCAGTTGTATCGGTACCATGCAATCAAGCAGCAACTTTTTCTCTGGCGAAGTCATTTGACTCAATGGATGAGTATAATGAGTTCAAAAAAACTTTCACCAATCGTGTAGATCTAGCCGGTCAGTCTCTGGCTAAGGATGAAAATTCATCGGTAGCTAGTGACACACCGGACGAAGCGGAAATTTCCGCGAAAGAGGAGATCAAAATGTCGGAAGAAGTAAAAACTCCCGAAATCGACTTGGAAGCTTTTGCGAAGAAAGTAGCAGAGGAGACTGCTGCTAAGATCGCTATGAAGCAAGCTGAGTCGAAGGCGGCCGAAGAAAAGGCTGCCCAAGAAGCTGCTGAGAAAGCTCAGGCAGAAGCCGAAGCTAAAGCTCAGCAAGAAGAAGAAGTTAAGACCGCTATTAAGACTGGCATTGAGTCAGGTGCTGAGCGGCTGATGGCTGATGTACAACAGGATCTATCCAAGCGTAATGCTGATATGGAAGAAACTCTGGCTAAGTACAAGCGAGATTTGGAAGAGAAATCAGAAGAAATCGCTAAAATGCGTGATTCTAAGCGTGTATTCGCTGACCGCGCTGAAAAAACAGACATCTCTAAGTGGGGCAAGGATTTCTTGACCGCTCATATGCTGGGTGTTATGACTCGTAAGGGTTGGAACACTGACTTTGCTCAAGATCTGCAAGAGAAAGCTGGCGTAAATTACGCGGCCAACGCTGCAGATATCGACCAGGAAGTTTCTTCACTGATCGAGAAGGAAATCATGCATGAGCTGAAAGTTGCTCGTTTGTTCCGTGAGATTCCCGTAAATGGCGGCGCTACTGTACTGCCTATCCAAACTGATGCTGGCAAGGCTGCTTGGGCAACCTCTGCAACTGCCGGTAACTTGGAGAACCGTCCCCAGGTAACTGCTAACCAGTATAACGCTAAGCAAGTAGTACTTAATGCTTATCGTCTGGTTTCTAGCACCTTTATGGACAACGACGTAGACGAGCAGGTACTCATTAACTTGATGCCTATGCTGATCGAATCAGTAGCTCGTGCGCACGGTCGTGCGGTAGAAGACGTTATCCTGAACGGTAACGGCACTATCTCTGGTCTGGATAACTATGCAGCTGCATATGATCCCGGCACTTTCTCACTGGCAGCGTCAACTCGTCTGACTGCAGCTATGCTGTTGGGTGCTCGTGAAGCAATGGGTAAGTATGGTCTTAACCCCGGCGACATCGCGTTCATCGTTAGCCAGAACAGCTACTTTGATCTGTTGAATGACGCTAACTTCCAGACTCTGGATGAAGTTGGTTCAGACTTGGCAGCACGAGTTGTTGGTACTATCGGTGCAGTATACGGTTCACCCGTAATTGTATCTGAAGAGTTCCCCGCTGAAGTTGCTGCTGCGCCTGCTGCATTTGCAGTTAACACTCGCAACTACGTTGTACCTCGACTGAGAGGTGTATCTGTTGAGCAAGATTACGAAGTCATGAACCAGCGTCGTGTAATCGTAGCTTCTCAATCGCTTGGCTTTGAAGAAATTCTGGCTGGCGACGGTGCGGGTAATGAGCCTGCAGTGAAGATCGATCACGAAGCTTAATTAGCTCTATAAACTGGGGAGGTTCGCCTCCCCAAGTTTTTATTAATTGACTTATGGCAGACTTAACTACTTTAAATGATTATAAAGCCGCCGAAGGGATTAGTAGCCCTAAGGACGATGCTCGTTTAAATTTTCTTATTCCTTCTGTGAGTGAATTAGTAAAAACTTATTGCGGTAATAGTTTTGTAGACTACTATTCTACAAATAAAGTGGAATCCATTAATGTTGATTGGGATACTCACATTATACAATTAACAGAAAGTCCTGTAAATACAATTGTAACAGTAGAAGAGCGTGAATCTTACGGAAGCTCTTATAATACTCTTACTACAGGTGCATATGAATATTATTTAGATACTGCTACCGATAGTGTAATACGTACAACGAATGGCAGTTATAAAAACTGGCGTCGTGGCCCAGGAGCAGTTCGTGTAACTTATACTGCAGGATACTCTGTATTACCTTCCGATCTTCGACTTGCAGTTTTTGACTTGATTACATATTACTTGAAAGATGAGCACAAAGAGCGACGGTCGATTGCTGGCGCTAGTATTCAGAATCAAGCAAGTTCAAGTCAGCGTAATAATGTGGCATTTCCTGATCACATTAAACGCGTACTTGATTTGTATAAGAACTTTTAGTGGCAAGTAGTAATTTAAAAGCATTTTTAACTAAGTTAGATGCTGAATTGCAAAAAGATTCGGAGGATTATAGAACTCTTGTAGGAAATAAGAAAATTCATGTGTTTACCTATAAAAGTTCTACCATACGATTTACACTTAGAGATTTGTTGAATCGTTCCACCGGTAGTGATGTACAAGGTCGAGAAGCTATGCGAGCACTTCGACCTAAGTTAGCAAAACTTATAACTAAGCTAACGAAAAATATAAGAGAAGACTTTTTTAAACTCGCAGCAAGATCTAACGGAACTGTAGAGGTTAAGCTAATACGAGGCGGAGTTAGTGCCACTGTACTACAAACAGAAAAAGGTAGAAATAACTACGGACTAATTGCACGAACATATAAAAAGTCTTTAGACTCTTTTTATGAAGAGTTTTTAAAGTTACTAGATAAGCCTCTTACGCGCCCTAGTTCTAGTGGAGGTCGTAGAGAGATTTCTACAGCAGGAGAAGCTTTTAACTTGGAGCATGTACAAGGTAGTAATATTGAACACGCTTTAAACGATGCAGTCCACTCAGCTTTAGTAAAAACTTATGGAGACTCTACTGTACCTCCAGAGCTTAAAAAAGAATTAAATAAATTTGGAGTAGGAGCTCTTTTAGAAGTCTACAAAGATGCAGATAATGGAATAGTAAATGTTACTATTCGAAGCCAAATCTTAAACGCAATAGCGGGAGGAGGTGCAGAAAAAGATTTAGCTAAAAAATTAAGAAAAGCGATTCAAAAATTAGACATCCCTAATTTACCTGGATCTGATAGTTTAGTACAGGCACAACGAAAAAAAGCAGTTAAAGCTGTAGTAACGCCGTTTAAAAATAAAAAGACGTTAAAAGTAAAACATGAAGATATTGAAGTTAAGCAGGGAAAAGGTAAACAATCTTTAAGAAAAAAGCCTAAGATTTCAGCCCTTAAAGATACTTCTCCTGCTTTAATAAGAAAAAAGAGAATTAAGAGTGCTCAGGACTCAAGTGAAAAACGTTCTATGTTTTCTGTTATGGCAATGATAAATCAAAAATTGCCGCAAACAGTAGAAAAAAATATGAGGTCGCCGAGGCTAGAAAATAGAAGTGGAAGATTTGCAAGAAGTGTTAGATTAACAGACGTTAGCACTACTCGACAAGGATTTCCTAGCTTTGGATATACTTATGAAAAAGACCCGTATCAAGTTTTTGAAATGGGACGAGGTAAAAGACCCTGGTCAACGCCTGAAAGAGACCCTCGTATAGTTATTGACGCTTCAATCAGAGAAATAGCAGCAGAAATGGCAATAGGAAGATTTTATACTAGGAGAGTATAGTGGCGGAAAAAGCAGCACATAGACAGTATACTAGCCGCCGAGCTTCTATAACTAAAGGACTAGCAGATAAAATTGCTTTAATAGACGGACGCGGAATTTATCATACAGCGATAGCTGAAGTCAGTCCTCGTCTAAAGTTTTGGGACGAGGTAGAAGAGTTTCCTGCGGTGCATCTAAATGCAGGATCTGAAACTCGACAGTATCAAGGCGGACAGTATAAAGACAGATTTTTAAATATAACAATTCGATGTTATGTAAATCAGGAGGATGCAGTTGATGCACTCGATGAATTATTAGAAGACGTCGAAACTGTTTTAGAAGAAAATAGTAGATTCGTATACTATGATAGAATGGGTCTTGAACAGTATACTCAACAAATCACAGTCATTAGTATTGATACTGATGAAGGTGTATTAGAACCTTTGGGGGTCGGAGAAATTCTCATCGAGGTTCGATACTAGAAAATGCTGGCACGAACAAACGTTCACGTCCATGCCTTTTCAAGACATAGGAGATAATCTATGGCAGATAAACTTTATTTTAGTCGCGACGCGAAACTGTATGTCGAACTAACAAGTAATGCTGGCGCTTTTCAAGGACTTTGGGAAGTTCCTGTGCTTGATGGCTTCAGTTTCTCTCAGACTACAAATCAAACCGAAATCGGTTTGAACGAAATGGAAAGTACTGCAGGTATTAGCCGTCGGGGCCGACGTCTCTTTACGGACTCTTTGGCTCCTGCGGAATGGTCTTTTAGTACTTATGTACGCCCAACTCTTAAAAATACTTCAGAGCATCATCTTGTAGACGAAGTATTGTGGGCTGCAATGGCGGGAGCTGATCTTCATGCAGGCACAGGTTCGAGTGAAAACGGAGATTTTTCTCGAAATAGTGGAGACAAAGCTACAGTTTCTGGTACAGTTCTTGACGTAACTGGGGCTACTCTGCCTTCTGGAGGCACTGGTGCATTGCTTTCTTTTGGAGAATCAAATCGCTCCACTCTTCCAAAACTAACTCTTTATTTCGTATTTGAGACTGACACTACTAACCCAATGGTATATAAGCTTTCTAGTGCGATTGTAAATGAGTGTTCAATTGATTTTGATATTGATGGAATTGCAACTGCTAACTGGTCAGGTTTTGCAAAAGAAGTAGAAGATATTCAAACGAAAGGTGAAGTAATTGTTCAATCCGGCACCACTATTAGTGGCGCTACAGTAGGCAATGTTTATCTTGATAGTAATGATGATCTTCGTCTTGGAGTTGCAACGGCTGCAACTACTTTGCGTTCTGCATATAATACTGGGGTAACTTCTACCTCTAACTTTATTCGAAATCGTTTGACTCAGCTTGAAGTTCGTGGACAAAATCCTGACGTAATGGAGGGTAAGCGAGTAGCAATTTCTAGTGAAGATGGAAGTGGAGAGTTTACTACTTCTGCAGCTCATGGTTTAAGTGTTGGAGATGTTGTTCGGGTTTCCGGGTTAGGTGGAGTTGATGCTGCCACATTTAATGGAGTAAATTTATTTGTAAAAACAGTTCCTAGCACGACTACATTTACTCTTTCTGCAACTGCGGGAGGAAGTACTCTAAGTGGCACAGTAACAACTAGTGGTTCTCCGGTTGTTGATACAGGTATCTATAGCTTTACACTTACGGGCGGAAATATTACTATTTCTAACAATATTAACTACTTGGTTCCAGAAGAATTAGGTACAATTAATAAGCCAATCGAAGGTGTAACGGGTGCTCGAGCAATTGGTGGAAACTTTACTTGCTACTTGGTATTTGATAGCGCAACAGGTAATACGGGCGCTTCCGCAGACTTTTTCTCAGACTTGGTAGATCCGAATAAGGGTCTAACAAAAGTTGTAAACGAATTCGATGTAACTTTTAAAGTTGGTGGCGTTGTATCAGGGCAGCCTCGAATTCACTTAAACTTCCCGAAAGTACATATTGATGTACCTTCTCACAATATTGAAGACGTAGTAGCTCTAGAAACGAACTTTGGCGCTTATACTAATGACTTTGATACTGTGGATGAGTTTAATCTGGAAGTATTTGGAGTATAATTATAAAATTACCTACTTAAACCCGCTTCGGCGGGTTTTTTCTTTCCAGGTGTTAAAAATAATTCTTGACATTTTTCCTGGCCTTCGATATAATATGTGGTATAAATCAATAAAAACCTTTAAGGACCAATTATGACAGACAAAAAAGAGCCTATCTCTCTCGCGAGTCTTATGACTCCAAGTAAAACAGTAACAATTGACTTTCCTGGATACTCAGGAATGAAAGTAGATCTTTGCTACTTGGCAAGAGAAGAGCTGATTAAACTTCGAAAGCGTTGTCTTACTACAAAGTTTAATAGAAAAACAAGACAGCCGGAAGAAGAGTTAGATGAAGAAAAATTTTTAACAGAATATTGTAATGCAGTAATTAAAGGATGGAAAGGACTGAAATTTCGATACCTAGAAGAGCTTCTTTTGGTTGATATTTCTGGACAAGATCCTGATGATGAATTAATGTATACTCAAGAAAATGCAGAACTTCTTATGAAGAATGCAAGTGACTTTGATACATGGGTGACGGAATCAGTAGGTGACCTTGAAAATTTTACGAGCAACAAGTAACTGAAGTTCGACAGTTACTTGAAAAATACGTAAGAGAAAGCTCACAGGTAGATGTAGAAAAATATCTACGTATGTGTGAGCAGTTAGGCCAAGAGCCTGACCCAGCCAAAATGCCGCTCGAGTCTTCTTCTTTTCCGGAGGAAGTTCAAGTGGCATTTTTTATATATGGATTACTGTCTGATCGCTGGGATGGAATGTCGGGAACCTATTTAGGAAAAGACTGGAATAGTTTAGAGTATATATTTAAAATATACAAAATTGAAAATCAAAAAGAAGTATTTTTCTTTTTAAAAATTTATGAGAACCTTCTCATATCTTACAGAGCAGAAGAAGCAGATAAAAAACGTAAAGCAGAAGAGCGTAAAGCTAAGTCTGCAGGAGGTGGAAAAAACTACACCCATAATGTGCGCGGCTAATGGCAGGAAATGAAATTAATTTAACTATTAAGGTTACCGACAAAGGTAATCTTAAAATAGTTGGACAAAATGCTGAAAAAGCGGCCGCAGGCTTAGATAAGGCTGGAAAGTCTGCTCGCACTACGGATAGAAATCTTAAAGGTGCTGCTCAGGCATCTGCTAACTCTACTAAAAACTTTTCAAAAATGGCACAAGGCATCTCCGGGGGTCTTGTTCCTGCTTATGCGACACTTGCAGCTCAAGTTTTTGCAATTACAGCAGCTTTTAACTTTTTAAAGACAGCTGCAGACTTTGAAGTACTCGCGTCGGGACAAGCAGCCTATGCTCGATCCACGGGTGTAGCTATAAAAACTCTTACAGAAGATATAGTTGCAGCAACAAATGCTCAAATTAGTTTTGCTGACGCTGCTCAAGCTGCAGCAATTGGATCAGCTGCGGGGCTATCAACAGATCAACTAACAAGACTAGGAACAGCTGCTAGAGACGCTTCCGCAATTCTTGGAAGAGATGTTACAGACTCCTTTAATCGTTTAGTTCGAGGTGTTACAAAAGCAGAACCAGAACTATTAGACGAATTAGGTATTATTTTAAGACTGGAAAATGCTAGTCAAAAGTACGCAGATGCAATTGGTAAAGATGTAAAAAATCTTACTCAGTTTGAAAAAAGTCAAGCAGTTGCAAATGATGTTCTTGAGCAGGCAGAGCAAAAATACTCTGCAGTTTTAACAGAACAGGAAAAGTTAGGAAACTCTGTAGCAAAACTTGGTATTGCTTTTGAGAATAATCTTTTAAAACCTTTTAAGGAGGGGTTGGCCAAAGTTTTAGGGCCTGTATTTGATTTTTTTACTGAAAATGTAGGTTCTTTGGCAGTAGCTTTAGGACTTTTAGCAGTTCCTATACTTAAAGCAATCATTCCAGGCCTTAGCGACATGGGAGAAGCGGCAAGAGTAGCTGCAGACGAAGCAAAAGAAGCATCTAATGCAGCCACTAGAGCGTATGCTAAACAGATTGTGCAAGTAAAAAAATTAGCAAAAGCACAACAAGATGTTAGATCTCAAGCAGCAGCCGCTGCAAGAGAGACTGTAGAAAATTTAAATGCTAGAAAAGGTTCTGGTTTAGAGATTTTACAAAGTGGCGGAACCCCTTCTGAGCGGCAAGCCGCAGGTATGTTGAGAGCTGTTGAAGCAAATCAAGGCGAATATAAAAGACTTAATGCAGCACAGAGAGCAGATCTTGCAAAAAATCTAAAACTAATGGTAGCAGATAACGCAAGAAGTAGTAAATTAATGCTTTTAAACTGGCAAACTTTTGCGGCTGGAACAAAATTAGTATGGACAGGGATGCAAGCAGGGTATGCTTCTGCTATTGCTTCCATGAAAGCAATGACTACAGGTTTTGTAACTTTTGCAAATAGGGCTATGGCGGCTATAGGTTGGATTGGTATATTTTTGTTATTAATTGATCTAATAAAAATTGCTATAACAAAAATAAAAGAGTTCTTTGAAACTGCAGAGCAAAAAAGCCTTCGTCTAATGGAGCAAGCTGAAATAGACAAAGCAGAAGTTCTTCAAAGTCGCCTAAAGGGCATAAATGAAGAAATTGCAGAAATGACAAAAAACACCATGAAAGGTGGTGCAGCAGGAGCGGAGTTTGCAGGAAACGTTCTTGCGAATATAGATGTAGGAAGTTTAAAAACCGCACTTCTTAGTCCGAATGAAGAATTAAGAGCAGAAGCATATAAAACCGCTCAATACTACTATGAAATATTTAAAAACTCAGAAGATGCTCTTGGTGAAACCGGGACAAAATTAGCAAGTATAGCTGGTAAAATAGGAATGGGCAGTGCTGACGAAAAGTTTAGAACTGAAGAATTTGTAGAGCAGTTTCTTCAATATGTAAGTGCAGCTCAAGAAGCTGGTCAAGCAGGAGCTAAATTTAATTCAGCTTTAAAAAATCAATTAGAACTACAAACTCAGTTTATGGGCAGTTTAGTACAAACAAGTAAGTTTGATCCTATGATTCAAGCTTTAGATGCAACTATAAAGGCATCTGAAGATGTTTTAAAAATGACAGATACTGAGATTAAAAAACTAAATGAGTCAAAAGCTTTGCGAGAAGTTCTTGTAAATATGAGAGAAAGAGAATTTATAGCAACAAGAGAAAAAACAAAGTTAGAACAAAAATACATAGCTTCGCTTGCTCAAGCAACTCCTTTACAGGCTCAAAGATTAAAGCAAGAGCAGCAGATTGAAAGTATTCAACTTTCAATTAATGATAAGCTACGAGAAAAACAAAACTTAGAAGCCCTAATTAAACAACAAGCTGAAGAGGCTACACCTACTCAACAAAATACTCTTATACTTTTGCAGGATGAAATTGATACTCTTGGTCAGAAAAGTGATATTTTACAAGAACAGTTAACACTACTTTCTCAAATGGAAGTTGCTGCAAAAGGCGCATTCGAGGGTGGGGTAACAAAAGGACTAACTGATTTAATAACAGGAAAAGAGACCAGTTTTAAGCAAGCAATTGCAAATATTGCAAAAGCAACTCTTGAGTCTATAGCACAAAGTATTGCAAAAAATCTTTCTGAAAAACTTTCGACTGCCATTTTTGGAGATGCTGCTTCTAACCGTGTTAAAACAGCTCACGTGGAAGGTGCAGAAGTAGTAAGACAAGCAATAATAGATGGGCATAAACAGGGATTAAGCACTGAATCCGCTGTAACTAGTAGTAATATTTCTTCAAAGTCTATTGATGATATGATAAATGATATAGCTAAAGGAGGCTCTGGTTCTGAATCTACTGGCGATAAAAAAGCAGGAAGTATTTTAGATTATTTCTTTAAACCAGGTGCAGGAAAAACCACTGCATCTGGTGAAGGTATGTCAGCCGAACGCGGCGCTAGTGGTGGAATTTTTGGAAATTTTGTAGATTCCTTAGAAAGACTTTTTAGTGGAGAAGCCCCTTTCTTAAAGGGACTGGGCGATGTTTTCATGGGAGCTTTAGGCGGCTTCGATCAAATGTTTGGCGATATTTTAAATGGAATTATGGGACTCTTTAGCGGAGGTGGGGGCGGTGGTGCTGGTTTATTTGGAACTATTGCGGGCCTTTTCTTTGCCAACGGCGGAATTGCAAAAGGTGGCTTTCGTTCCGCAGCATATGCAAATGGAGGAATCGCAAAAAGTCCTACAGTAGGTCTTGTTGGCGAAGGTAAGTATAATGAAGCAATTGTTCCTCTTCCTGATGGTAAGTCAATTCCTGTCAGTATGGGTCGAGGAATGGGTCAACAAAATAATGTTACGGTAAATGTTTCAATTGATGGCAATGGCAATACTAATCAAAATAGTGAAGGAGACCAGCAAGGAATGGATCTAGGAAGAGTTATTGCGAGTGCCGTACAGCAAGAATTGTTAAATCAGAAAAGACAGGGCGGCATTCTTAATCCGAACGGAGTATCCTAATGGCAGTCTATAAAATAAAAATACCTGTAGGAGGCTATGATGGAACAAATCCTACTTCTGCTACTGAAATTGCTGTAGATAGAAACTCTACAAGACAAGTAAAGCAACGAATTCTTACTGCTCAATTTGGAGATGGATATTCTCAAAGAGTAAAAAATGGAATAAATCCTACTGATGAAACTTTTAATGTAAAATTTTCAAATCGCTCGAGAGCAGAAATAAATAAGCTTGCAGCATTCTTAAATAGACAAGCTGGTAAACATTTTGAGTTAGTAATTACAGAGTACGATGATACAGACGTAACAATTAAAGTATTGTCAGAAGAGTATAATATTAATTATATTAATACCGAATTGCATACACTTACAACAACTTTAAAGAGAGTTTATGAGCCGTGACAGACTTAGTAGATACCGTACAAAAGCAAGAAATAGTAGATGGGGATGGAAACTTAGACTCTCTTGTAGAGTTATTTGATATAACTCTTCCAGGATATGACTCTGGTGATCTTGCAGGAACTTTTTATCTTTTTAATGGTACCGATTTAGAGCAAGCAGGAAATAAAATAGAGTTTGCACAAAATGACTATGAAGCAATTCCAATTCAGATAACTGGAATAGAAATTGCATCTTCTGGAGCAATTGCAAGACCTACTTTAACTGTTGCAAATATTCCTGTACTTACAAAAACTCGAGATAGCAGTGAAACTGTTTTGCAAAGTATACGAAACGATGCAAACTTAAATCTTCCCTTTGAAAGAAACGATGATTTAATTGGAACCCGTGTAGTTTATAGGCAAGCTTTTTTATCTGATTGTAATACAGACGCAGCCACTCCTGACGAACTACCTTCGCAAACTTATTATATAGATAGGATTTCTTCTGAAAATAATATTTTTGTAACTTTTGAGCTGGCTTCCCCAATGGATTTAGAGAGAGTAAGAATTCCTGCCAGAGAAGTTATTGGACAGTACTGCCCTTGGCAATATCAAGGAAGAGATTTAGGCTTTGGCGGCGGCTGTACTTGGAGATATAAAGAAAGTGAACAGCATAGCTTTTTTCGAAAAGACGACACAGAAATAACAGGCACTATAAATGTTTGGAGCGCAACATATAATAATCCCAATGGTTATTCTGCAGGAGATATAGTAAAAACAACGAATGCAATTACAAGTAGAGTTCAGATATGGGAAGCACTTTTTGATAACTACGGGAAAAATCCTGAAACAAATAGACAGTATTGGAAGCGAATTGATTTATGTGGAAAAACTATGAATTCTTGTAAAATTCGTTTTCAAGGAAATGCTACAGATACTACTTTAAATACAGAAGTGCCTTTACCTTTTGGAGGCTTCCCCGGGTCGAAGAAGTTTAAGTGATTGAGAGAATACAAGCGCACTTTGAAAAAGAGTATCCTCGAGAAGGTTGTGGTATAATCGGAATTGTAAAAGGAAAGAAAGAATGGTTTCCCTGTTCAAATATTGCAAAGGATACTGAAAGTTTTATTTTTTCCTCTAAACAGTACTTAGATGTAAAGAAAAGAGCTGATATATTTGCAATTGTACATAGCCATCCCGATGCATCAAATGAAGCTTCTCAACATGATATTGATTGCTGTAATGCTCTAGGAATACCTTACTATATTTTTAGTTATCCAGAGATGGAACTAAATATTGTAGAACCTAAAAAAGCAGCATATCCCTTAATTGGTAGAGAGTATGAATTTGGCGTAAAAGATTGTTTTGAAGCACTTCGAGATTGGCTTTTAAAAGAAGGAATAAATATTCCCGCAAGAGAACCTTTCGAAGATAACTGGTGGCAGAAAAATAACTTAGACTATTTTACAGAAGAAAATATATTAAATTGGAACCATAAAAAAGTAAATAATTTACAAAAAAATGACGTACTTATTTTTAAAGTACGAGGAAAGGTAGCAAACCATTGTGGAGTCTACCTGGGAAATGATGTATTCTTTCATCATGCAGAAAACAGACTGTCTTGCAGAGAAAACTTATATCCTTTCTGGGCAGAGCATTTAGTAGGAATTTATAGATATGCTGCGTAAAATATATTTAGAAGGTGAAATTGCAGATAAATTTGGGCACGAATTTGAAATGAATGTTTCTTCTTTTAGGGAAGCGTTACAGTGCTTAGAATTAAATTTTTCAGAATTTCGACAATATCTAATAGAGTGCCATGAGAAAGGAATTGGGTTTATTTGTTTTGTAGATAGCCAACCGCTGAATCACGAAGAAAGATTATTATTGCAATATCCTAAGGGTTCGTTTACGATACAAGCAGTTCCTGCAGGATCTAAAGGAGGAATTGGAAAAATATTTGCAGCAATTGCCATAGCAGCATTAATTATATCAAATCCGGCTAATATATTTATACTCGAAGGAGCCCTAACAACTTGGGGGACTATTGCAGCAACTCTTGCAATTAATCTAGCTATAACAGGTATTCAAGAACTGATGGCACCCGATCCCTCTGTAGATACACAACAAGATGAAAGTTACCTATTTCAGGGATCGTCTCAAAATATAATAGAAGGAGACCCTGTACCAATACTCTATGGGCAGCTCAGAATTCCTGGGCGTCCTATCTCTTTTGAAATAAAAAATGCAGAAAGACAGTTTATAGACTATGTTCAAACTGGTCAAAATTCAGTAGTGCCTCCGATGGACGGAGGTGGTGGAGGTGGCGGCGGCTATGGCGCTCCTGATACACTTCCTGATTTTGATTGGGGTAAAATTCAGAGAACTGATCTACCTACTTGGAGTCCATAATGGCCGGAGGATCATCAAAACAGTATATAGGACTTGTAGACTTACTTTGTGAGGGGCCTATTCGTGGACTTGTAAACGGTAAAAATTCTGTTTATATTAACGATGTTCCGTTTGAAAACTCCAGTCTAGTTGGTACGTATAACGAAGAGCAAACAAGTGTTTTTAAACAGCCCACTTTAAGCTATACTGCAAATGCTACATCTATGGATGTTTCGGGCGTTACTTTAACTGACAAAGACATTGGAAAATTTGCCCATATTGAAGTAGAATCTATTACAGGCTGTAACCTTGTTCGTTCACCTATTAGTTTTTCTGGAGTAAATGAAACTTATTTATCTCTTTCGGGCACAGGAATCGACTCCGATTTTAGCACTCTTACGGATAATTTATCTTATGTAAAAGTAAAAAGTAGTGATGGAGTATCCTTTTATGCAGATGCTAAATATACTTCTGGAACAACTGTTACTCTATATGTTTCTTCTCGAAGTATAAGTAATCAACTAATTACGAGCACAGGCTGGACAATTACTTTAATTAAAGCAGTAGAGGTAACAGGACGTACAGACTCTGATACTTTTACAATAGATAGTGCTTTTCATACGAGTAATTTAACAGATGTTAATTTCTTTTTTTCGGATGCTCCAGCAAGAGAAAGCACTACTACTGGTATAGTAAATAATATTTCTAAATTTGATGGATCGACTCTTCAATTTAGAAAAGGTACACTAACTCAAGCTCCAATGCAGCAAGTTAATAGCTTATCTGGCGGAGTTACTATAACGGGTAGTGGGAATGCAAGAAGTTTACAGCAATCTACCGATGCAAATAGTACTTATGGTTTAACTTTATATAATACAACTGGTTATCCAGAAAATCAGTCTTTCCCAGCAGACGTAGGAAATGCAGCTTTAGTAATTTCTAGTGGCTCTCCTGCGGGAGGTATGGGATTTGGATTAAATGCTGCTCAAGTAAAGCAGGTAAGTGAATTAAATATCCGAATAAATTATTCTGCACTTATAACTCATAATAATGAAAATGGTGATAAATCTTCTGCAAGTGCAATTTATGTTTTCTTACTAGAGCTTAAAAAACCTGGAGAAGCAAGTTTTAATGACCCTATAACTTTATTCTCTAATCATGGAGGTGAAGTAGTTCATACTGATCAAACTACTGCTCCGGTTTCTTTCGATCACATAATTGGATTGGACAGATTCAAACCCTTTGATGATTTTAAAATCACTATAGTTAGATTGACTCGAGATGCGGGTCTGCCTGTTCGTGCGAATGGAGGTACTGGAGGAGAAACTGATAGAGGCAAGTTTACTCTGCAAGCAGCGTCTTCCATTACAGGAGCAAATCTTAGCGCAACCATAAAAGATAAATTTAGCTATCCTTATACTGCCCATGCTGCAGTTTCTTTTTCTTCAAAAACCTATGACAGTCTTCCAAGCCGAAGTTACCTTCTTCAAGGATTGAAAGTACAAATTCCTACTTCTTACACTCCTCGAGAGTATACAGACAATGGAGTAGCAGTTTATGAAAATTATTGGAATGGTGAATTTAAAACTACACAGCTCGATAGCAATACTAGTGTTCCTTTATTGTATTACACAGATAATCCTGCTTGGGTATTTTATGATATCGTAACGAATAATCGTTACGGGGCGGGAGAGTGGATAGATGCAGATTTTATAAATAAGTTTGCACTGTACAGAATTGCAAAATATTGTGATGAACTCGTAGATGATGGAAATGGTGGCACAGAGCCTAGATTTAGGGCAAATTTATATCTAGCAAAGTCTACAGAAGTATACAAAGTTCTTAAAGATATGGCAACTATTTTTACCGGAATGCTTTATTGGCTGGACGGTAAACTTACTGCTGTGCAAGACGTTCCTTCAGAGCCTATCTATAATTTCTCAAAAGCAAATGTTATAGATGGAGTTTTTAACTATGAAAGTACGGGCAGAAAAACTCGAGTCAATCAAGTAGTAGTTACTTGGAATGATCCTATTGCAAACTATGAGCCTGTGCCTCTTATTGTGGAAGATAGAGAGGCAATTGTTAAAGCAGGTCGCATAATTTCTCAAAATTCTGTGGCAATGGGAGCGACTTCAGAAGGTCAGGCATTAAGATATGGTAGATGGAAACTATGGACTGCTCAGAACCAAAAGGAAGTTGTAAGTTTTAAAACCGGCTTGCAGGGTGCTTTCATTCGTCCCGGGGATATTATTAATGTTCAAGATAGAGATAGATATGGTGTAGACTATAGTGGTCTAACGAGTAGTACTACTTCTGCGACTGCCTCTTCAGTAACTCTTGATAGAAAACTTACAAATGTTGCCAATGCTTCTAAGCATAAGTTTAGCACAATTGTAGACAGTTATGCGGCTTTTTATACGGGCTTAAACCCTGTAACTATAGATGGAGAAACATACAATAAGGGTGATAGAATTCTCGGACAAGTATATTTGTATGACCCCGACACAAATACATATGGATTAGATTCCATTACTACTGAGAAAGATGCAAGTAATGCTTTTCAAAATTCCACAGGCACTCCTCTGCAAACAGAGTGGAAACCGTATACTTATGTACTTACAAAAGTTGTAACTCTTGATAATACTGGGGACGTCTCTGTAGTTACAATTGATACAACTGTAGATGCTTCTATTCCTGCAATTGAACGAACAAATTATGCCGGAGATGCTCCTGCATTAGGAACTTTATGGGTTCTTCAGGCTTTGGATGCAAATGATCAAAATATACTCGGTTCAAAGAAAGAGTATAGAGTCTTAGGGATTCAGCACGAGGATAATAAAAATACCTATTCAATAACAGCAGTAGAATACTACATAGAAAAATATGATGCAGTTGATAAAGACTATGAACTTGGAACCACTCCTTCAAATGTATTTCCTACTGTTGAAGATCCTGACGAAGAAGTTCCAGCACCTGACAATATTTATGTAGCACTAGATAGTGACTCTGCAAAGCCTGGAGAGGAAATAATAGTAACTTGGGGAACTCCTCAGGAAACCTTCTTAGATTTACTAGATACTGTACGAAGTAGAAATTACTCCTTCATTGATAAATATGAGTTATATCATAATATTCCTCATATAGAATCCCCAATTGTAACAAGTCGTTTATCTTACAGGTTTGAAAATCTAGAAGATGGACTCTATACATTTAGAGTACGTGCAGTTTCCCGTAAGCAGAATTATTCTGACTTTGTATCTACACAGTATGAGGTAAATGATGTTTACGGCTCTATAGTACCTAGAATTGTTGGGGGATTGCCGAAAGGAATAGTAGCAAATTCTCAAATTTCATATACCTACGATGCCAATGCCAGCTCCCAACAAGGAGGAACTGAGGCAGTTAGATTTATTGAAGGAAGTTCTGCTACAGGATTCTCCATAGGAAACCTTTTGTCAGGAGATAATTCTCCGTCGGCAAGTCTTTCAAATATAAATGTAAGCGGATTAGTAGATAAAGTTGCCCAAGAATGGTACTATTTATTATTTGATGGAGGTAGCGGAAATTTACTTTATTGGGATACTGATACGTTACAAACTCTTCCATTTTATAATAAAATACCGGGGGGAAGTTGGAGAGGTTCCGCTATAAGCGGTTGGAGCTCTAAAACGGGCGGATATACTTTAGCAGCTGATTCTACAAGAATTACTTTCAATAGTTCCAATTCTTCATTAAAAATTGGAGACATTATTGCATTTGAAAATATTAATGAAGTAGAAGCAGTATCTATTAATTCTGTAACTTCTACATCGGGCTCCTATCGAATAGGAATACTTACAAATTTTAATAACTATTTGATAGCGAATGGCGATAAAGTTAAACTTGAAAATGCAACTTTTACAGGCAGTGGCACAGATTTTAACAATAAAGAGTATTATGCAAAAAGAATAAGTACAACTGTAATTGAGCTATATAAGGATGAAGCTTTATCAGAAAATGTTACGTCATCTGATATTGGGAAAACGTGGGATGAAGGCGGATGGGTTCGAAGAATTGGAGTAAAAGGCGCAAAAATAATCGCAAAAGTTTCAAATACTGAGGCAATACTTGATAGAAGCTTTTCTTCGGCCTTGACTTCTTCGAATGCTTATTATGTAAGAAACTTCCAGCCAGATTTTAAAGATGATGCAGTATTTGGCAGAGTTCGTTGGAACTCTACAGATGCGCAAACTCTAGTCAATAGTTTTTCTGTAGACTCATTTATACAGTTAGATCCAAGTCTTACTTCCGGTAAAGCCGTTTTAGTAACACCGAGCTTGGAAACAATTCGATACGAAACGAGTGGCGATGGCACTACAGTTACTCAAACTTCAGAGTTTGAGTCTTTGACTGCAACTGTAACTGCTCTTGGATTTATAAAACCTCAATTTCGTTTAACTTCTTATCGAGTTAACGGAGAGAATACTACTGATTTAAATGAAACAATATCCACAAGTTTTGCAGAGCCTGATGAAGTTGGCGGATTCACAAAAGAATTTACAGTTAATAACGATAATGATGTAGACTATGGAACTGGAGCGGATGCAGGCGCTCCTATCGTAATAACAGCAGAAGTTCGAGAAGCGAATAACGTTGGAATTAATGCTTTTGGTACAGGGGACATTATAAGAGTAAAAGATGGGGCCGCAGGAACTCAAGGTAGAACAGTAGAATTAACAGCAGAAGACTATACTATCGTATATGATGCAGACGGTGAAAATCCACAATTTGAAGGAAACGATAGCAACCTTACTCTTACCTCAACTTCTCGTAATTTTGGAGCAAATCCATTATTCAGAATTACAGTAGATAGTAATAATGCGCCAGCTACTATTTTTTCTAACTGGGTTAATGGAACTTCTGGAACTGACAATAGTATATATAGTATTTATATTATTCCTCCTACTTTGAAACCTAGCTACTCAAGTAAAGTAATTGAAGTTCAAGTAGCTGAAAGACCCGAGAACTGGAATGCTGGCACTCAAGAAGGGCAAGATAGTCAAGGAAATGCTATAGCTCCAACGGTAGGAGCATCTGATAGTATTTCTATTCTTTACTTGCAGCAGGGCGAAGGCGGTTATGCAATTGCAAACTCTAACTTTGCTCATTCTTATTCTACAGATTCAAAGGGCGAGTTTACTACAATTGATAGCAATAATAATAATATTATTGCAAACTCGGGTACTACGATAGAGGTCTTAATAGGAGGAACTCGAGGAACTTATAGAGGTACAAGTAATGGAACTGCTTCTTCTGGAGGTTTTTCTGGAACTCTTGATCCAGGAGACTGGTATGTTGTAAGTGCTGTCTCTAGTACAAGCGAATTTTCTGCCGGCACTATTACTGCTTCAAATAATATTATAACAATTTCACCAGTACAAGTAGATACAAGTATTGGGTACGGGGAAGACGATGAAACAATTACTTGGACTCTCCGAGTAGGAACTCGTGCTGGTACCACAATTGATTTAACCACTATTCAAAGTCTCAGTAAATCAAGAAGAGGCACTGATAGTACTGTAATTGAGCTTACAAATGATGCAGAAACTGTTGGGGGTACTGAAAATCAAGCTTTATCTAATCTGTCCCTTTCTACAACGGCTCAAATATTTGCAGGGGTGGCGGATGTTTCATCTTCTTGGAATTTCACCGCTACAGCAGCTACAGGTATTACAGTAAATACCCCAGGTACGGGTACAGACGGAAACATATTTACTGTTACAGCATTAAGTTCCTCTTTTACATCTGGAAACGTTGTTATTACTGCTGCAGCAAAGAGTACCGGGGATTTCGCAGGTTCCGCAAATAAAACTGCTAATTTTACAATTACAAAAGTTAATAATGGAGAGGACGGAGTCTCTTATCGTATTACAACTTCGGATACAGCGGTCGTGTATGACCCCAATAGTGATCCGGTTTCTTGGTCTCCCACTAGTGTTACTTTTAGTGCATCAAAAGTAACCCCAGATGGTGCTAGTTCATTTACTACAGGATATTGGAAATTAGGCGGAAGTAATCAAGGCCAAGCCTCTAGTGTAAGTAGTGGAACAATTAGTTCTACTTCCGGAAATATTACTGCTCAGCTATATCTAGATTCTAGTTACACTCAATTAGTTGATACTGAGTCTGTGCCTATTATCTCAAAAGGTACTAATGGTACTGATGGAGCTGATGGGAATGATGGTACTAATGGTACTGACGGAGCAGCAGGAGACCCAGGGCCTCGATCTGTTTTTGCATATATTTATTATCAAAGTAGCTCTACTTCTGCACCGACTATTCCTGCATTAAGTAATTTTATTCCAAATTTTACAAATGGCTCTGTATCAAGTCAAGATACGAATTGGAGTACTAATACTCCTACATTCCAAGCTGGAAATACGAATAAATATTGGTATTTTACATTCACAGCAACAGAAAGTGGAACTTATGCAAATGGAGCATATCCAAGTGTTACTAAAAGCTCCAGCCCTTCTGCGGGTTCTTCTGCAATACAAGGAATTGGATTTACTGGGCTAGTAACTTTCACCGGAGACAACTTAACAGATGGTACCTCTAGTTATAATCCTGCAACTGTAATTAATAGTAATACAACTACTATTAACGGTGGAAAAATAACAACTGGAACTATTACCGCAGAGAAATTATTTTTCTATGACTCAACAAACTCAAGAATTAATATTTCTAGTTTCTATAATGATGAAGGATTTATTGATAGTACCGGTTTAAGTAGCTACCTAGAAGTTAGTACAGCAAAAAGCACATATCTTGCAATTACTGCAGGAACTGGATTTACAGCAGGACTAACAACGGCTACCTCTGGAGCCAACTTAACTAACTTTACTGGTATTGCGACGGCAGCGGGTATCGCATATGAAGCAGACCTTTACGATCCTGCTAATCCTTCGGGAGGAATTGATGCAACTTTCAAAAGCGCTTTAACAGCGGCAGGACTTTCTTTAAGTGCTGACTTTTTTGACGGTTCCGGAAATATTAATTCTACTTTTTCGGCAAATTTAACGGCAGCAGGATTATTTTTAGATAGTAGTTTAGATGCAAATAGTGATTCAGGTTTAACTGTTGTAAACAATAAGTTAAAACTCACTTCTAGTAGTTTAATATTAACATCTTCTCAATTAACAGATGCCGGGGGTTTAACAAGCAGTACCAGTATTTCAGCAGGAAAAATATCTCTAACAAGTGGAAGTCTTGATTTTACTACAGGTAGTGCCACCACTAATAATAGTATTGTTTTAGAATCTACAACTAACCAAAATAGAATTGTAATTTATAGTGGCACCACACCACGAGTAATCCTTGGCAAGCTATCATAACCACCAAAAAAATAACACTTGACATAAAATGTCCCCTTTGTTATAATTTCATCATGGAGAGATTTAAATGAGCGCAGCTACTTACAACTTATTCATTGACCAAGGATCCGACTTTGCGGTTGACTTAGTTATTAAAGAATCTGGTTCCGCTATGGATTTGAGTAGCTACTCAGGCCGCGGACAACTGCGCTCATCTCATACGTCGACCGATATTGCAGGCTATTTTAAAGTTACAGTAACAAACCCTACTGGAGGCGCTTTAAAAGTGGAAATTCCAAATGGTACCTGGACTGATAGTTCAGTATCTCCTGCAGTTTCTCGAAGTGGGTCAACGAATATTGCAGCAGGTCAATATGTATATGACATAGAAATCTTTACAAATGCTGACGCTGTTGTTAAGAGAATTATGCAAGGAACTGCTACAATTAATCCTGAGGTAACTCGATAATGTCAAGTCCTACAGTAATTGAAGTAACAGAGCGCGTTACTGATATTGCAGTAACTGGCGACCAGATAAGCATTAATCTTACAGATGATGTCACCACAATTGAAGCATACAATTTAGCAATACCTACAGCAATACCTGGAACAATTCATGCTTCAAGTGTTACTGTTTCACCATATAATACAATTACAGCCAGTTTTTTAGACGATGCACTAGAACAACTTGCTGACCAAAGTTTTCGTGGAGGTACGACACCCACTACAAATGTAGAAGAGGGCGATACTTGGTACGATACTGCAAATGATATTTTTTACGTCTACCGCACTTTAAATGGAGTCCTAGATTGGTATCCATTACTTGCAACGGCCACTGATGGCAGATTAGACGGAGGAGCCTTTTAAAGGCTGCTGGAGACTCTTAAATGGCTCAAACAATTCAAATCAAGCGAAGTTCCTCTACGGCGGCTCCCAGTAGCAATCTTTCAGCAGGAGAATTAGCATATTCGGGAGCTAGTGCCTCTCATAAGCTCTTTATTGGCCATCCTGATGGTAGTACTGGTAATATTGTAATTGGTGGTAAAGTATATGTTGATATGCTTGACCATACTGCAGGTACTCTTACTGCTTCAAGTGCAATTGTTGTAGATGCAAATAGTAAGATTGATGTATTAAATGTAGATAATATTACTCTTGACGGTAATGCAATTACATCTACTGATACGAATGGAAATCTTACTCTTACTCCAAACGGTACTGGCGATCTTGTACTTGACGGGCTAAACTGGCCTCAAGCTGACGGAACTAGTGGACAGTATCTAAAAACGAATGGCTCAGGTCAGCTTTCTTGGGATACCGTAAGTACTTCATTTACTCTTTCTGATGGTACAAATACAGATACTTTTAATACTGGAGGTACTCTTACTTTTACTGCTGGTACAGGTATTACAACAACTGTAAGTAATGATACTGTAACAATTTCTGCCAGCCAGCTCTCTACAGATGTAACTCTTGCTGGCTCTTATGACTATTTAACTCTTAGTGGTCAACAAATTACTCTTAATCAGATTGATCTCACTACTGATGTAACGGGTGCTCTACCAAATGCAAATCTTGCAAATTCTGCAGTAACAATTGGTAGCACTTCCGTTTCTTTGGGAGCAACTGCTACTACTTTTGACGGACTAAATACTTTACATGGTATTGACGGTTCTGGCACGGATGTTGCGGGTACTTCTCTTACTATTAAAGCGGGCGCGGGTACTGGTACAGGTGCTGGCGGTTCAATTATTTTCCAAGTTGCAGATGGTGGAAGCACAGGCTCAACTGTAAACAGCTTCACCAATGCAATGACAATCGCAGACGATGGTACAATTACTATCGCCGGTAACCTTACTGTAAATGGTACAACAACTAGTGTTAACTCAAATACTGTTAGCATTGGTGACAATATTATTGTTCTCAACTCAGATGAAACAGGAAGTCCTACGCAAAATGCGGGTATCGAAGTTGAGAGAGGCACAGCAACAAATGTTGCACTGCGCTGGAATGAAACAACAGACCTCTGGCAGTTAACTCCTGACGGTAGTACATACTCCGACATTTTGACTGACGGAAACTTTGAGACTCAAGTTCCAACAATCGACGGCGGAACATTTTAATTAAGTAAAATACCTCGCGTATATACGCAATTTAAAGAGGAAGCCAAATGGCACAGACGATTAAACTCAAACGCTCGGCAACGTCGGGTGCAGCTCCTGGTACTTCAGATTTAGCACTTGGCGAAGTCGCAATTAACACTTATGATGGCAAAATGTACATCAAGAAAAATGTTAGTGGCGACGAATCAATTGTTGAAGTTGGTTCAGGTACAACAGTTTTTCAGTATGCCGACGCGGGTATGGTTGAGTATGAGTATACTGCAACCGCAAATCAAACTACTTTTTCAGGTGCTGATGAAAATAGTGCTACTCTTTCATATACTGCAAATTCAGTTCTTGTCTTTCTAAATGGTGTTTTACTTGATGACGGTGTAGACTATACAGCTACAAATGGAACTTCTGTAGTTTTTACAGTAGGTGCTGCCGCAAATGACATTATAAGAATTATATCAATTTCTTCTACTGCTTCTGTTCACAATCCTACCAAACTTGATGCGATAACTACTGTAAATGGCCAAGCAGCCTATACAATGAATGTAAATGGTGCTGGATATACGCCTTCGCATCAAAATGCTCTTATTGTTTCTGTAAACGGTATAACCCAGGAGCCGGGGGACTCCTTTACAATTTCTGGTACTACAATTACATTTAGTCCTGCACTTGTAACGGGCGATGTAATTGACTATATTATAGATATGGGTCGTAAAATGTTCATTCCTTCTTGGAATGGAGATTTAGAAATTGCAGGCAATATAATAATGTCTGATTGGCCTGAGTCAAGTTATGAACTAAAAGGAGATATAGACGGAGGAATCAGATTTACCATACAAGCTGGTGAAGCTTTAAGTAAGGGTGACATTGTTTATATTAGTGGTGCAGCGGGTGATAATACTATAGTAAGAAAAGCTCAGGCAAATAGTGCTTCTACTATGCCTGCTTTTGGGCTCGTACTAGCAAGTATTGCAAATGGCGGTTCAGGACAAGTTGTAACTTTTGGTAATTTATATGGCTCTGGCGCGGCCCCCTTAGATACAAGCACTTGCAGTGTGGGAGATGCTCTATATGTAAGTGCTACAACTGCAGGGGCTTTTACAAAAACTGCCCCAACTGGAGAAAGTAACTTAATTCAAAATATTGGTAAAGTTGTAAGAAGTGATGGTAATAATGGAGTTATTAAAGTAGGGGGTGCGGGCAGAACGAATGCTACGCCCAATCTCGATGACGGCGATATTTTTATTGGAAATTCTTCAAATCAAGCAGTCACTAGCTCTCTTACCACGGAAGTTACGAATGCTGGATTCGCAACCGTAGACGATGCAACGGCTTTGGCAATCGCTTTAGGATAAAATTATGGCAAATACTTTTAAAAATGCTTTTTCAGCAAATATAAGCAACAGTTCTTATGCTGATGTCTACACAGTGCCTTCTTCAACTACGACTGTGATATTGGGTTTGAATATATGTAATAAAACAGCGAGCGCTGTAACGGCAAAAGTTCAACTTCAAGATACATCAGCATCTTCCGCAACTTTTCAAATTATTGAAGATGTTTCAATTCCTGGAAATACTTCTCTTGAAGTAATGTCTGGACAAAAATATATTCTAGAAGCAACGGACGTTTTACGAGTACAAGCAGGCACTGGGTCTGCTCTTGATGTTACTCTCGGCGTAATGGAGATAACATAATGCCCTTTATTGGAGTACAACCAATTGCAAGTGCAACTACTGCAACTTCTCTTGATGGAGTAACATCAAGCGCGGCTGAATTAAATATTCTTGACGGAGTAACATCAAGCGCGGCTGAATTAAATATTCTTGACGGAGTAACATCAAGCGCGGCTGAATTAAACATCCTTGATGGAGTAACATCAAGCGCGGCTGAATTAAACCTGTTGGATGGCGTTACAGCTACCACAGCAGAACTCAACTACACAGACGGCGTTACGTCAAACATCCAGACACAGTTGGATTCCAAGGTAGGCGCTAACTACACAGGCGACGTAGACATCGCAGGCGAACTGCTGGTTGATAGTTACAACGAGACTTTTAAAAAGGTTTCTAGTGTTAGTACTGTTATATTTGCTCTTTCTACTGGTTCTTACGATTCAAAAAGTTTTAGTGTTACATCACAAGCAAGTACGCCTAGAGGAATTGCTTTTAAATCAAACGGCACTAAAATGTACGTCGTAGGAACCGTTAGCGATACTGTTTTTCAATACTCACTTAGCACTGCTTGGGATGTTTCAACGGCTTCTTATGATTCAGTAAGTTTAAACGTAAGCTCTCAGGACATAACTCCAACAGACTTAATTTTTTCTGCTGATGGAACAAAAATGTATATTTGTGGAGATGCAAATAATTCAATTTTTCAATACACATTAAGCACTGCTTGGGATTTATCAACCGCTTCTTATGCGAGTATTAGTTTTTCTACAACTTCTCAAGTAGTTCAACCAGAAGGCATTGCTTTTAAATCTGACGGCACAGTAATGTTTATTGCTGATGCGACAACTAATACTGTTTATCAATATACACTAAGCACAGCTTGGGATGTAAGCTCTGCATCTTACGCCTCAAAAAGTTTTAGCGTTGCTTCTCAAGAAACCAATACCGTTACAGGAATGGATGTTACGTCTGATGGGACTAAAATGTGTATTATTGGTTTTGGTTTAGATACTATTTTTGAATATGACTTAAGCACTGCTTGGGATGTTTCAACGGCTTCTTATAATTCAGTAAGTTTAAGCGTAACGGCCCAAGAAGCCGCTCCTTATGGTTTACGAATTGGAAACGATGAAAAAGTATATATTATTGGAAATGCAAACGACACCGTTTACCAATATACAGCATCTACAACAACCTACATCACAACTTTTGACTGCGAAAACGCTAACGTCTTTGAAACCGAACTAGACGTAAATACCACTGTAGTCTTTAGCAACCCGCCAGCTAGTGGGACGCCTGCTGCTACCAATTACGACATTGCTAATGCGTCTTATGATTCTAAAGAAGCTAGTACGGCCAGCCAAGAAATTGTCCCAACAGACTTATTTTTAAAGCCTGATGGAACAATACTTTATGTTATTGGAACAAATAACGACACAGTGTATCAATATACATTAAGCGTTGCTAATGACATTTCAACTGCATTGTATGCTTCAAAATCATTTGGTGTTTCAACGCAAGACGGAACACCTCAAGGTTTATATTTTAAATCTGACGGAACCAAAATGTATGTTGTTGGTGCAACAAGTGACACGGTTTACCAGTACAGTCTTAGCACTGCGTGGGATGTAAGCACTGCATCTTATGACTCTAAAAATGCTTACATAGCAAGCCAAGAAACTAATCCGCACGGTCTTGAGTTCAAGCCAGACGGTACGGCAATGTACGTTATCGGATTTACAAACGACACGGTTTACCAGTATACGTTAAGCACTGCGTGGGATGTTTCAACTGCTTCTTATGCTTCTAAAAGTTTTAATGCTGGCACTGAAATGACTTCTCCATCTGGTATGCGTTTTAATTCTGACGGAACTAAAATGTTTATTTTAGATTCTGGAAATTTTAGAAATTTAGCCCAATATTCTTTATCAACTGCTTATGATGTTAGTACTGCGTCTTACGATTCTGTTGCATACGACACAGATTCAGAAAATACAGCAGGAACCTCTCAAGAAGGTTTACATTTTAGCTCTGACGGAACTAAGTTTTTTACCGTAGATAGAGATGTAGACAAGGTATATCAATACTCCGCAAGTTTATTATCCCTCAATGACAGCACAGCCTACGCAATGTCACTCAAGGTTGTCCAAGACTCTGGAGCCTCTGGGTACACTGTAACGTGGCCTACATCTGTTGATTGGCCTGCGGCTACAGCGCCTACTCTGACAGCTACAGCTTCTGCTGTGGATCAATTCGTGTTCTACACCTACGACGGTGGAACAACTTGGTACGGGTTTACTGCGGGGCAAGCACTAGGATGAGTGTAGGTAAGTTTTTACAACAAGCCGCCGCTGGTAACGCTGGCGGTGCTGGTGCTACTTACGTTGACGATGTGTTTTCTTGTTTTGTATATCAAGGAAATAACAGTACAAATCAGATTGTAAACGGGATTGATCTTGCTGGTGAGGGTGGTTTGGTTTGGCAAAAAGCCAGATCCACCTATGCCGCTGACCATTTGTTGACGGATAGCGTTAGAGGTCGAACGAAAATTTTAAAATCTAATTCTCTTGCAGCGGAGGTTACTGCAAACGATACTCACATAGCATCTTTTAATAGTGACGGCTTTACGCTTGGTACTGGCTACGCCGCTTATTCAAATTTTAGCGGAATCACTGACGGCATTATGTCTTGGACATTCCGCAAGCACCCGGGGTTTTTTGATATTGTAACGTATACGGGTACTGGAAGCACCCAAACGATTAGTCATAATCTTGGCGCTACTGTTGGAACTTTAATAATTAAGCGAACTAGCGGCAATGGAAACTGGAGTACGTTTGCCAGAACAGGGGGAAACGCTGGCTCAACTTTATATGCTTATTTTAATTCTTCTGCTGCATTAAATTCAAATGCCGCCGCTGTCGCTTCAGGCGTAGGCGCAGAAGGGCTTGGTTACATTACTACGACCGGATTTAAACCACATGAATTAAGCGGGTCAGGTGCAGTAGGAAACGTAGATAACATAAATGATTCCGGCGCAACCTACGTAGCCTACCTATTCGCCCACGACGCCCAAGACTTTGGCACAGACTCCGACAAGTCAATTATTAAGTGTGGGTCTTGGACTTCCGCAGGAAACGCTGGGCCTGTTGAGGTGAACCTTGGTTGGGAGCCTCAATTTATTTTGTGGAAAAGGTCGGATGCCTCTGTTGATTGGATTATTTCAGACAATATACGAGGAATGACTGCTGACGGATCAGCCGCTCAATTATACCCTAATCGAGACCAAGTTGAAGGCACATCGTCTATAGGGGTTGCTCCTACAGCTACAGGATTTAAAGGGTATTACGGAGTTGGCTCTAATATCGTAGGGGCTAATCTTATCTACATAGCCATCCGCAAACCTCACAAGCCAGCAGAAGAGTTTGCGGCTACTGATTTGTTTAAGGTAGCACCAAGGTCAAATACAGCTAGCGCAGATTATGCTTTTGTTTCTAATTTTCCTGTAGACATGGGAATGGCAAGAAATGTTCTAGCTAGCACAGAAATGCAACTTGGCTCAAGGATGACAGGAGACAAGTACTTACAAACCCCGCTAACTAACGCTGAAGCTACTGTAAACAGTTGGGGTGGTTGGGATAGCATGAACTCTGTCAGTCTTGGCTTTAGCAAAAGCGCTGAGTCACCTGTTCAAAAATACGCATGGATGTTCCGCAGAGCGCCGGGGTTTTTTGATGTTGTGGCTTATACGGGAAATGGTGTTAACGGCAGGGCCATCCCGCACAACTTAGGCGTAATCCCTGAAATGATAATCGCCAAGAACCGTAACACTAATGAAAACTGGCCTGTGTACCATTCAAGCAATACGTCAAAGTATTGGTTTCTTAATTCAAATTCCGCTGGAGGTGCTAACAATAGATGGGGTACGCACACTGAAACTGATTTTCTTGTTGGGAATCATGGGGATATAAACGGCAACTCCTCTAATAAGTACATAGCCTACCTATTCGCAACAGTCTCCGGAATATCAAAGGTTGGAAGCTATAGCGGCACAGGAGCTACGCAGACTATAAACTGTGGATTTAGCAGTGGTGCTAGGTTTGTTCTAATTAAACGAACTGACTCTACAGGATCTTGGAGCTTATTTGATTCTGAAAGGGGAATTGTTGTTGGCAATGATCCAGTTCTTTATTTGCAAGTAACAAGCGCCCAAACAACTACTGTTGATTGGTTAGAGCCAGATAGTTCAGGCTTTAAAATTGTTACTTCACAAAATAACGTAAACGCCTCTGGCGGCACTTACCTATTTTTAGCAATCGCATAGGAGAATTAAATATGTCCGAATATCGCATCAGATCAACGGGGGAGGTCAAAACTCAAGGCCAAATCCGCAGCATGCACCCGAATGTTTCACTACCAAAAGTGTGGAACGCAAACGTCAACGAGACACTTGGGATTGACCCTGTACTGGCGTCACCTAAGCCTGACCCGTCTGGAGACTACAAAACTGTTGTACGCAATGGTGTAGAGCAGGACGCCAACGGTAACTGGGTATGGGCTTGGACAGAGAACGATACGTTCCAAGAGTACACAGACGACGAAGGCAATACTGTAACCGTACAGGCTCAAATAGACGCCAAAGTAGCTGCCGACAATGCTGCCCTAGAAGCCACAGAACGCTCTACAAGAGACGAACTACTAAAAGCTACAGATCATTTTGCACTTTCTGATGTAACAATGTCGGCAGAAATGACTACATATCGTCAAGCACTAAGAGATGTGCCTCAGCAGGCAGGGTTTCCAAACACTATAACCTGGCCTACAAAACCGGAGTAAAAAATGGCAAAATCAAATGCGCGTTTAGTTGCTGAGATAATTCGTACTGCAAGTACTGGGGCAGTATCTGCTTATACTGTTATAAATGATCCAGATGCAAGTTTTACACTAGAAGATACCTATACAATTGTTCCAAATAACTTTACTCCTACAGGAACTTGGCAGCTTTTTTCGGGCAATGAAAATGCAGTACTCCATGTTTCAGACCTTGACTCAGTAGCAAATGATTCAGGAGATAACGTAAAAGTAGATACAACTGTTTCCAATGATTTAGTATTTTATGAATACTTATATGTATCAACTGGAAAAACTCTTACTGTTCCAAGCGGAGAAGTTGTACAAGGGCACGGAGATACCAGCCCCGCGGCAGTAACAACAGGGGTTGGAGTAGCCGATGGGTTTAGATCAATACAACAATTAATGATGCTCGGAGTAATGTAACCATTATAAAAATAACACTTGACATAAAATGTGTACTTTGATATAATTTTACCATACTAAGTATATATCCTTCTGGAAAAGCCTTTAAAGAGACGACTATGGCGGAAATAATAAAAGAATTCGTAAATAAAACATTTACTTCTTCGGACATTATAAATAATAATGAAATTGTTTTATTTACAAATAATGATGCTACTCAAGCAATTGTAAAAGATATTATTGTTCAAAATAGTGATATTGCAAAAACAGACGCAAAATTCTATATTGGAGGTATCGAAGTTATGGATACCTTTGAAAGTGCATCAGGCTTATTATTTATAGATAAAGGGCAGTCTCTCTCTGTAAAACTAAATACTGCACTTACCGTTCCTAGTTATACAAAGTTGCATTTAGACTTCATAAACACAACAAGTTCTAGTGATAAAATTTATAAAAGATATGAAAAGGCTATTCCATCAGCGGGACAAACTTATGCACTAAAAGCTGGTATATTATCAAACAACCTGGTACAAGTCGCAGATTATAGCAGTGAGACCCCTCTTACAAGTATTATAGATACTTTTTACGGTGCATCAAGTTATCATGGAAATGTCTATAGAAACAGCACCGGGAGTTGGTTCTATTATGGAATGAATACTAATGATTTTTCTACGAGCCAACTTAGAACTGCAGCAAATGCTGTTAGTAATGTTGATACTGGCAATTATACCGGACCCGCATTAGATAAAGCAGGTCAACGTATAATTTATCACCAAAACAGTAGTTCAAATGCGAGATATGCAGATGCTAGTGGTAGTACAGTTTCTAATACAACTTGGTCAAATAACTGGCCAAGTAACACTAGTACTTATGCTCACGGAGCTTATGCTGGGGACTTATATGTATATAGATATAGCGGCTTCGCACCAGTGGGAGGTTTTCTAAGTGGTCAGCCGCAGGATTACTATTTTGGAATGACTAATCATATGAATCCGGGCTCGAATTCTAATTATGTAATGGTTTACAATTCAACTGAAGAAGCTTATTATTCATTTTTATTTAATGGAGAAGCAGCAGTCGAAAGCACTAGCGGAACTCTTATAGAATACTTTACAAAAGCAGATATAGTTGCTGCACTAAATAGCGGCAATGGTCAAAGTGTTACTCAAACAGTTTTATTGAATAATGGCAATTTTTCTGCCTATCTTGGACTAGGGGATAGTGGAATTACTGCAACGAGTTGGCATGTACGACCTTTAGGGGGCCCATATTTAGGAGTTCCTATTAATTCTAGTACATATAAAGTTTATGCATGTGAAAATCAATCACTTAAATATACTGCAGATCTTACAGGAAATACAATATCTACTTCTAAGCCTGCCAAAGGCGAAACAATGTATGATGTATATAAAGCCCCTACAAGCTCATCTTTAGCAATTACTGACTACGATATTGAAACAACAATTCGTGCGGTTGGCATAGAGATGACGTAAGGAGATAATTATGTCAATGAGTTTAACTAAAAAATCTGTTGATGCCGTTGGGGCAACTTCCCCTAAAATATCTCCGAGTTCTGTTGTTGATATTGCTTACTATAATAGGCCTTCGTCTGACGGAAACTGGACAACTAAAACATTATATACTTGTCCGTCTACGGCTATATATGCAAAAATATACTTTAATTGGTCTGGACATAATAACAATACAAGCGACCCGGATAATAGGTACACACAGCTCATTAATACTACTACGACTGGTTATCAATACAATATAAAAGTGGGAAATGACGTAGTTGTTAGATCTCCAACTGAAGGAGGAACTCAGACATTAGCAATTAATAGACTTTTTCGATCAAGTGTTGCTCCTTATCAGTACCCTACGATTGAGGATAATGATGCTCTTATTACCTATGAGGGGACAGCACAACCCGGAATTATACTTAAAGGTAGTCGTCTTATATTAAACCCCGGAGAAAAGTTCCAGCTTCTTTCTGGAAATTCTGCAAATAGCTCATATGCTCATGTATTTGCACAGATTCATGTTTTTACATAATGGTATAAAATACCAAAAGATATAACACCTGGAGAAATAAATGTCAAAAATAATTGTAGATCAAATTCAGTCAAATGGAGGAGATGTACTAACGGTCCCAACTACGGATGCTACATTGGCTAATCAGCCTATAGTTGGTAGTACTTCAGGGGTTCTTACTTTTTCGCCGTTAGCACTTCCTTCCGCAGACGGAGACGCAAATAAACCAGTTACTACGGATGGGTCGGCCCAACTACAGTTTGGTGCTTTTGCACTTCCGACTACCGCGGGAACCGACGGACAAGTCTTAACAAGTACAGGTACTGCAGCGGCTTGGGAAGCTCTTCCTGAAAGTCAGCCCGGCCTTCCGACTGAAAGTTCTGATAATTTTATAGGTACAATGGTAACAACAAGTTCTAGAAATAATTCTTACAGTAGTGGAGGATGGAATAGCAGCGGTCCAAATAGCACATATCAGAATCAAAATGCATTTTCAAGTCATGCAGAAGAAACTTGGAATATGTTACTAGGTGATGGTACTCCCGATAGTACTACTGGCGCCGCAAAAACTTTTGTAAATAATGGAGGTTATGATCTTTATCGTTATTTTGAATTTGCTTACGGTGTAAGAGTAGGATATTATCTAAAAGATATTCAATATTACTCCAATTCCACTAGTTATTCTGGTACAACTTTTAGAGTTCTTCCAATTAGAAACACTAGTAATGCTTCCATTAATGTTGGTGTAAAGGCAATGGGATCTACCTATGGCGATAGTTACAATTCAACGGCAATGGGGTACTATACTCCTACATTTTCAAGTGGTACAAACTATGCAAATGCTACAGGAGGTGGTTGGACAGCTCTTGCTAGTTCGACAGGAAATAATACTAGTTATACCTACCCTTCCCAAACTGTTACTGTTCCTGCGGGAGTCACGGTTCTCGTGGTATTAATTAGCGGACATGGATATCAAACTACTTCTAGGTTTTCGGACACTAATCAATTTATTGACTTGGATACAACTTTTACTTCCTCTAGCGTTATATGCGATATTCGAATGCTTAATGCTTTATCGGTTGCTAGGGCGGGTGTAGGTACTAACACAGCGGCGAGCACAAGTACCGCATATCCTTACAGAGTTTATCAGCTTTGTGCAGCTTTATATGGAGATAGATAATGGCTTATATAAATTTTAATTCGGATGGTTATGCCATAGGTTTTTCAGCCTCTCCTACAGAGGGCTTTATAGAATCAAATTTTGATCACTTAAATCAATTTCGAGATTCTGATGGAAATATTCGAGAGCTTACAGCAGATGAAATAGTAGCAAAAGATAGACTTTTGTCTTCGGATGCAGTAAGTACTAGAATGAGAGATGGAAGAAATTTTAAACTACAGCAGTGTGACTGGGTCGTAACAAAAGCACTCGAGACCGGAACAGCAGTTGCTGCCGATTGGGTTACATATCGACAGGCTCTTCGTGATTTGCCAGATCATACAAATTGGCCTTTTCTAGAAGAGGCTGACTGGCCTACTTCACCTTAATAAAAAAGGGGCTATTCAGCCCCTTTTTCAATTGGTTCTGGCGTAACTTGTGGTTGCGCCTGTTGTTGAATCTTGTTAATAATTGCCATGCTATTTTTAGCAGGCAACTCTCCCAAAGCTGCTAGTATAGTATTTACTTCTTGCAAAGAGAGATCAAGATTTATATTTTCATTTGCCATAAAAACTCCTATTTAAATATATCTTGCCAATTGCCTGTTGTGCTCGCACGAGCATATTCAGTAGCACGATTCTCAAAAAAGTTAGTGTGCTCTACACCATTCAACATATAGTCAAGCCAAGGTAGAGGATTTTTGTCGCTGCTAAAGATTTTCTTCATTCCCAGACCAAGAAGTCGACGATCCGCAATATATCGAATATACTCTTTTACTTCTTCTGCTGTTAGATCCGGTACTTCTGCACCTTCGAAACAAAGATCAATAAAAGCATCTTCGAGCTCTACTGTTCGCTCTGCAGCACAGTAAATTTCATATTTTAAATCATCATTCCATAGCTCTGGATTCTCCTTAATAAAAGTTCGGAACAACTGGCTCATGCCTTCAACATGAAGAGTTTCATCACGAATACTCCATGTTACAATCTGTCCCATGCCTTTCATCAAGTTATGTCTTGGAAAGTTGAGTAGAATCGCAAAACTACTAAACAGTTGCACTCCTTCTGTAAATCCAGAGTAAATCGCCATAGTTTTTGCGATATTCATTGGAGTATCCATTCCAAAATTGGACAGATGCTCATGCTTATCCATCATTGCTTTATGTTCAAAAAACTTTTGGTACTCGTCATCCCCAAAGCCAAGAGTTTCTAGCAAGAGTGAATAAGCTTCTTGATGCACTGCTTCCATTGCTGCAAAAGCAGACAACATCATTCTTACTTCAGGTTGCTTAAATGTAGGAAGATAGTGCTTTGCATATCCACAACAAACATCTACATCAGCCTGTGTAAAGAATCTAAAAATCTGATTGATAAGTCGACGATTCTCAGGAGTCAACTTATCTCGGTAATCTCGAAGATCATCAGCAAGATTTACTTCGTCAGGAAGCCAATGCATATGCTGCTGAGTCTTATAGTGTTCATAAGCCCAAGGATAATTAAAAGGCTTATAATATTCTCTTTCTGTCAATAAATTCATTCAACGCTCTCTAAGACTTCTTTCAAGTCGCTATATCCCCCAATCCAAGTATCTCCAATAAGTATTTGAGGTACTGTTTTAACTCCAGGGAACAATTCCGTAAATTTTATCATATCATGGCTTGCTTCGATACTCTCTATCTCAAACCCTTTACTTTTTACTAGCTCTTCTGCCAAATGGCAAAAATGACAATCTTCTGTGCCCCATATTGTTATCTTATCCTTCACAAGCAAGGCACCCCTCTTCATCCATGCTTTCAAAGATATACTGTCGAAGAGCTTCGTCAGATACATTTTCAGCACGCTTATATGCTTCACTTCGTAAATAATACAAAGTTTTCACTTTCTTTTTCCATGCCATCATGTGAACAGCGTGAAGTTCCTGCTTTGATACGTTTGCAGGAAAAAACACATTTAGAGACTGACTTTGGCAGATATGTTCTTGTCGATCGGCTGCAAGATCAATAACCCATCTTTGGTCAATTTCAACTGCGGTTTTGAAGACGTCTTTAGTAACTTCGTCCAAAAAGTCAAGATGCTGAACTGAGCCATTGTTTGTAATGATGCTTTTCCATACTTCATCGTTATCTTCTCCTATTTCTTGAAGAATATGTTCCAGGTACTCATTCTTTTGTAAGCTTGAGCCTGACTTAGTCTTCTGAGTAAATGCGTTAGCCCTATAAGGCTCAATACTGGGACTAGTGTTACCACATATAATAGAACTACTAGCATTAGGAGCAACAGCCAGCAAATGAACATTACGAACTCCATAACCTTTTGCATCAGGAGCTTCCCCGCGTTCTTCAGCGAGTTTACGAGTTGCATTGAGTGCCTCCGATTTTATATGGCGAAACATTCTCATGTTTGCGCTCTTTGCCATAACTCCTTCAAAAGGCAAATGATGTCTCTGTAAATATGCATGAAAGCCCATTGCGCCAAGACCAATACTTCTTTCTTGCATTGCACTATATGCCGCTCTCCAAAGCTCACGGGGAGCATTATCAATAAAGTGTGTAAGTACATTGTCAAGCATTGCAATTAGATCAGGAATAAAATTTGGGTCGTGTTGCCACTCATCAAATTCTTCCAAGTTTACACTTGATAGACAACATACTGCTGTACGCTCTTCATCCGTTGCAAGAGTAATCTCACTGCAAAGATTGGAGTGATGTACTTGCAGTCCTAGATCCTTCTGGCACTCTGGTAAAGCTTTCTGGACGGTATCCTTAAACATAATATAAGGCTCGCCAGTTTCAACACGATTTTGAATAAGTTTTACCCAAAGTGTTTTTGCAGAAACGGTCTTTGTAACTCTACCAGAATGAGGATCAATCAAGTCCCAGGAGTCATCAAATCCTTCCTCTCTCGTAGCTCCTTCTATAAGATGC